AAAAAAACTATACCTGGCACACTTATTTCACCAGAGTAATTATGTGGTACAGTTAAAAACTTAGCCCTATGTATATCACGAATTTTCATACCCCAAAACACTGCTACAAATCTTGCAAACCCTGTCTCATTAATTATATCATGTACATCTCTATGAGTAAATAAGACATGATCATCTCCATAGACAATGATACCACAACGAAACAATCGATACAATTCACGCAACTGGCTCACCCTCTCAGGATAGCGCTCCATAACTTGCCGAACATACAAGAAATAAAGAAAAGCAACTATCCAAGAGTCACCATGGGACGTTTCAAATGCTCCAGATGGCATGCCACCATAAATGACACGCCAAATGGTACTAAACATATGTGTCACTTTAATAGACAATCTCTCTGCACACACTCGAAAAAAAACATTTCAAGAGTGTGGCATTAGTATCAGTCATGCCTTTCCAATTAAAATAAACACTCGCCTGAGTAACATATAACATCAACAATATCATATGTATTGTAGAATCCAAATGCTTAAAATCTCCATCTTCAAAAATCACATTTGGATCATCAAAACCAACACTCATTGCAAGAGCTGTAGCTCCACCAAACCAGAAATTGATACCAATTTTTATTACTCTTCCACGTTCCACCAATTGCCTAAACATTAGGCACATGGCTGCCATTAAATACTGAAACACACTAAGTATATAAAAAGGTCTTAATTTCTGCGGTAAAGTACGAGCATCCTCCTTACTCATACCCAACCTATTAAAAGGTTCATCCTTTAATGAAATCTGAGCTGCACAATCTTGAGGAGTATGATTATGATCTTGTAAAAATCTATCCCGAGTCTTATCTAACTCCTTCTGCGCATATTCCAATTGTTCCATTTTTTTCCCATTTGCACTAGCGATCACTCTAATACCTTCAATCTCAGCTTCCAACCTAGGACCATTTCGCAAACCAGAAGCAGTGTCCTTACGCACTTTAGCAACTGCATCATCTTTAGCCTTCTGATAATCCCAAATCTGAGTACCAAAAGCCTTCCTAGTACCAATAGCATGATACAACATATCTAGAGCCCCCGGAAATAAGTGCTCTAACGACTTCATATTTTGCGTGATATACCTAGTATTTTTATCAAATCGGTCCAACATGTTGGGTAATTTCCGAGGATACAAATTACTAACAGCATGCACAGTATACGTACCAAGCTCATCACCAGCAAAAGACAAATTAGTCCATGATAAAGCTCGCATACATAAAATCTTTAGAGTAGGAGCACTATTATACCCTTGAAAATCCTTTTTATCATAATATCCATGCTCCTCCCATGGCAAACCTGTATAAGCCGTCACACCTGCTACACGTACCTCCTTCCATATTGATGCCCACTCAAAAGCATAAAATACTATTCCATAAGTCTCTCGCCAATATTTCAAATCCCATAGACGATAAGCAGTTATAACCTCCTGAGGTGGTACAGGTAATTCACGCTCCGCTGGTACCCTAATACAAGGAAACAATGAAAAACCACCCCTTTGATTAGCTGGTATTTGCAACTCAATTCGGATTATAGCCTCCAAATATAATGGATCACCTTCATGTGCATTTATCTCTGCTTGACCTATCATAATCCACTTAGAAGATATCAAGGCAAAAGCCTCAATATACATATCATCATCAGTTTTAGATTGCCCATTAGTTACACGTTTAATCACAGCAGTAAAACCCTTAAATCTGTCTTCAAGTAAACTAACTTGTAAATCCGCATCAGGAGTAGACTTCTTGGTCATTCCTCTAGGTGTAACCCAACTCCAATCCATCCTTTTTGACTGAGCAATGGAATATGTCAAGTATTTTATCAGGCTAAACTGCCTACCTAAACGACCAGCTAGGTAATTCGTGTGTCCACGAAAATCCGTCTCAATACGTGTAATATTAATTTTTTAATTATAACCCGAGTAAC